ATCGTCAACACCGCCGCAGCCGCCACCGTCGACGCCGCCGCAGCCGGGCACGGCGCCGGCGGCGCCGCCGCCGCAGCCACTTTAGCCGGCGCCGTGCCCGACGGCGTCGTCGCCGTCGCCGCAGCCGCCTCCGCCGCCGGGCACGGCGCGTGGCGATCGTACGTCGACGCGATACTCGTCGCGGCCGGGCTCGCTGGCGAGAAGGGAGCTTGGGCGTGAGGGACTGGTGCGACGATCCGAGCCGCGAGAGGCGCGATGGCGCACGCGCTGCTGAGCGTGGGTACGTATCGCACGATGAACGCGAAAAGCTCCGCGACTATGAGGACGAATGCGCGCGGCACTTCCGGGAGGGGTATCGCACTGAAGAGCGTCGCCAGCAGTCTCGCGAGGAAGAGCGCGCAGAGGAAGCTCGCCTTGAGCGTGCAGCATTCGAGCGCCGCGAGATAGCTCGCGGCGAGGCGGACGCGTACGAAGGCCGCAGGCAGGAAGAACAGGAAGAGGAGCAAGCCGGGCCGGATGCCGCGATGTGCGACGAATGCGGTCGCAAGACGCGGCACCAGCTCACTGGCGAATGTACGGCGTGTGGCTCGATACTGGATCCGAAGGGGACGCCATGATGGACACGAGCAGCTGGCTGCTGGTCGAGACGTGGCTCTCTCTGGGGCTGCGGATCGAGTGGTCACATGCGTGGGACGACGACAAGGATAAGGACGAGACGAGGGAGAAACGTGATCACAATACGTGCAGAGGTGGCGCGTTGGCGAGGCACGGCCGCGAACGAGATGATCACCGACGCTCGTCGTGAGGTGTTCGAAGAGTGCGCTGAGATCGCGGAGGCAGACGAGCCGCGTTCGCTGGCTGATTCCTCGACTCGGATGGCCCCGCGCCGTATCGCTGCCGCTATCCGCGCCAGTGCGCAGAAAGGGACCTTATGAGCGAGCGGTGTCACGTTAAGCAGTGCCCAACGTGTCCGTGGCGAGTAGACTGTGACCCCGAACAGGACATTCCGAACGGCTACAGTGTCGAGTTACATTTAAAGCTGCGCGGCACCATCAACGAAGGGCTCGCATCCTTATTCCCTCGCGGCGGCATGCGTATCATGGCGTGCCATCACTCCAAGCCCGGTGAGGAGTTTGCCTGCGCCGGTTGGCTCTACAATCAGATCGGTGTGGGGAATAACCTTGGCGTGCGGATGGCCGCTGCTCGTGGCGATTTACCTGTGCCCGAGATCGGCGGCGAGCAACACGAGAGATTCGAGGACACGTTACCATGAGTGCCAAGCGGAAGCTTCCTAGTGTTCCACCAACGGTTGAACCAGCCGGGTGCGTCCCTCGTTCATCACTAACGGGTTACGATCCTGGCCCGATTCAACTGGTCCCGACCGCTAACTATCCGCTCACTCACCGAGAGATCGACGTGATCGAGGTAACACACTCGCGCGATATTCAATTCCCCTACGTGCGGGAACTGTGCGCGATGGCGCGACGCGCGATTGGGGATCAGGGTGTGCTCCATATGGCCGTCGTGCGCCTCGGTGGCGAAGTGGAGGGGCGACCGACTGGACGACATAACTTCCTGCAGCGCATCGATGAGCTGAGGGAGCTGGAGAGGCGTTTGGCCAGGCGTGATCCTAGATGAACGAGACTTAGTTAAAGGAGTTTTACAAATGAAGAAAGTTTTACTTTGTGGACTACTGGTCGTGGTGAGTTTTTCGCTCGTCGTTGTATTTACTCGTGGCGAAGCCGACTGCGAGGGGGAGATCGAAACGGACATCGATGGCAGAATTTGTGTCACCGAGACGAGTCCGGACGGCGGAGCGCTCCATATTAAACAAGCCGATCTACCCAGTGTGGGGCCTCACGGGGGACTCGTCGGGGCGGACGGTCAACACGGGTTAGTCCCGGCGGTGTCGGCCCGAAGACTGGACATTGAACACAGAAGCGAGACAACCAGTGAACACTAGGTGGTGCCTTCAGCGCGAGTACGAGAGGAGGAATCACGATGAGTAGCGCGGAGTTAAAGAAACGTACGTGGCGCTACCTGCAGGCGCCGTCGGTTTACGAAATGGCCCCATGCGCGTGCGGGAACGTCGATACGCAATGGTCCGAGTACGAGAAGCACCTGTGGTGCAATCGCTGTGAGATCGACTTTGTCCCCGAGCACGCCGGAATCTTCGATGGCCCGATTCCAGTTAATATCAGTCGTCTACTTGGTATTTCGTTCGATCGCATCGACCTCGCCACGGGTACGATCGAGCCGTTCATGCTGGAGGAGTCGGCCGATGTTTGACACAACCGACGAGCTGTTGCGCGCCGTCGCTGAAGCGGTTCTCGAACGCTGTACGGATTTTACCGACCAAAACTCGTGTGCGTACGTTGTTGGCTTAGAACTCGACGCCATCATTGTTAGGTGCACGTCAGAGCACACTCCAGAGTGGCATGGTGGGGGCGACAGGCTCGCCGCCGCCCGCGCGGAGGGTAGGGCCGAGGGTACTCGCGGCGCGTACGAGAACGCTGCCATGATCGCGGAGGAGAACCCACGCGGCTACGGTGAGTTCATCGCTGTTCTGATCCGCCGTGCCCGAGCGCAAATTAAGGCGTCGTGCTGACCGTCAATAAAGCAAAGTGCCGGAAGTGCCAGCAGGTGCTTGAGTCGAAGCATTTGACTGAGGTGCTTAAATGTAAGTGCGGAGCACTCGGGGTTTCTGGTGGTATCGGGAAGGCCGGGCACATTCACCGCATAGGCAACAGCGAAGATTGCGAGGAAATGAGTGAATACGAACGCAAAACCAAACCACTCCAATGGCCGTGGTAAGCAAAAGCCCAGACCAGTTCGAGTCAGCACCGGGCTCAAGAAGGAATGGCTTGAGGCGAGCAAGGAGTACCGGCGACTGGAGAATGGTACCTGGATACCGGCCGGGTTTATGCTGGTGGTCGTAGACCGCGAGTCGCGCGAGGACTACCCGGTCTATGCCGAGAAACAGCGTGATGTCAAGAGACTACAAATCGAGCTTGAGGGGAAACAGCAGACGGTCAGGGGCGTGGTCGAATGCCTAGATCAGTAAAGAGACGCGAGGACGGATCAGTCGTTATAAGGCTCAACGGGAGAATGGTGGTCTTCGAGAAATTGTGCTTGGATGAGGCAAAAAAAGCAGATGCTACAGGGAGGGGCCGGGCAGTAATCAACCCCGCCCTAAAGGACGGGGTTTCCGCCCCGGAGAATCGATGATTCGTTATGTCAACGGGGATGCGACCTACCCAGTGGGCACTGGGTCCCGTGTAATAATACATGTAGTAAACGATTCGGGGGGTTGGGGGCGTGGCTTTGTTAGGGCCGTGACAATGCGCTGGCTGCACGTCGAGAAGGCTTACCGGGAATGGGCCAAGGCAACGAATCCGGACGTCCCGTTCGAACTAGGCAGTGTCCAGTACGTGGCGGTCGGGCAGGATCTGTGGGTCGCTAACATGGTAGGACAGCACAACGTAGTCTGGGACGACGGGGTGCCACCTGTGCGCTACGGGGCCATTCGGACGGCCCTGGCTGACGTTGCAGCCTTCGTGCGCCCACTCGCAGCGACGGTCCATGCGCCCAGGTTCGGTGCTAGTCTTGCCGGTGGCTCATGGCGCGAAATCGAAAAGCTAATCCTGGAAGAACTGGCCGATACCGACGTTACTATCTACGACATGCCTGGCGGGAAGTACAATCCTTAAAGCCAGGGGGACCAGGGGGACGAATGAATCTACTTCAGCAAGTATTTTTAGCGGCATATATGGGCCACTTAGGAGTAAACGCCGGGCAGGACCGGCACCTGTTGTCCTATCCGTACACCCGCCGAGAAGCTCGCGACTACGCCGACTGGGTACTTCTGGACGTTACGTTAATTAACCGCCTACGAGAACTAGGAGACCCCGAGCCGCCACTTTAATATTACGCCGCCCACGAGCCGCGCCTGACGGTGCGGCTCTTTTTTTTGCTCAATGTCAAGCATAAATATGGAGTTAAGATTTCGACTCCGAATTGCTTCTTCTTTCGTCCGACTGGCACAATGAGAATTGTGTTTTATTCTAGGAGACAGAAGGAGAAGTAGAAATGCCAGTAGTTCGTTTGTTCGTAACTAATTTATCGTATGAGGCGGAAGAGGGGGAGTTAAGAGAGCTGTTCAGGCAAATCGGCAAGCCTACGATCATCAACATCATGCATGACCGTAAGACAGGCAACCCGCGTGGATTTGCTTTCGTAACGCTCGATACGCTGAGTGCTCCAGAGGACTGCTGGCGTGCCGTCATCCAGGGCGAGATGATCAGGGGTCGCCCGATTCATGTCGATTTCGCAATTCCCAAGGGGAAGCCAATTCAGGGGAATGATGTCGGCCGGACCTAATGGCGCGCAAGTCCGACATAGATAAATCCGTATCTGACAAGCTCGACGAACACTTACTGGAAGCCCTCGATGAGCTGAAGAAGATCGTCACGGACGCACGTCACCCGGAGCACAAGCGTCACTATTTCGAGGCGCTGCGCTTGATCATGAGGCATTGTGCGCCTGTCCGTAAGGAAATGGGTCCACCTGACCCTGGGCTAACTCTCCAGATCGGAGCGCTCTTTCCAGGTACCCAGTCCGAGCCTCGTTGTGAAATTGACGTAACTCCGTCAAGCATAGAAGAATCAGAAGAACCGGATGTCGATCCAGAACTACCTTAAGCTTAGGCCAGAACTAAAGAAATACGAAAACGACCCGGTCGGATTTGCGAAGGCGGTATTTAACTGCCCGATTGACCCATGGCAGGAAGAGTTTCTTTGGAACATCCAGAACCACCAAAAGGTGGCGTGTGCTGGCGCGACCGGAACGGGCAAGGGGTACGCGTCGGCACTGGCAATCTGGTGGTTCATCTCGACGAAAGAGGAGGGAGGTAAGTTTCCGAAGTTAATGTGCACCGCGCCTGACGAGAACACATTGAAGCGAGGGGTCTGGGCGCAACTTTCCGAGTTGGCGCGACAAGCTCCGTTGATTCAGCTATTGTTCACTATTACGGCACAGAAAATTTACCTAAAGGGTGCCGAGCGTGAGTGTTTCTGTATTCTTAAAACTACATCGGCAAGATATTCCGCATCCGGCGATGCCCAGGCCGAAGGTTTGGCCGGTATGCATGCCCCCTGGACCCTTACGCTTCTTGACGAAGTAAGTGGCGTGGCAAGACCCAACGTGGAGGCCATTTTAGGTAGCTCCGTGGGGCCACAGCGCAAGGTCGTTATGACGTTCAATCCGTTGCGCGACGACGGGTATGTGTATCAGATATACACGGACAGGCGATACGGCGACGCCTGGAAGAAGATGAACGTATCATTCTATGATGTCAAAAGGCTATGTAGCGACCCGACACTAAGGGCCGAGAGGGAAAGTTGGGTAAAGACGTACGGGATGAACTCGGCATATGTCCAGGCTCGCGTGTACGGGAAGTTCCCGACCGCAGCTACTACGAATCGAGTCTTTACTATCGACGAACTAAAGAAAGCTCGCGCACGTAACGACTCACTCGAAGACGACGACACCCAGTCAGTACAGATAGGAGTTGACGTAAGTCGCTACGGATCTGACGAGACAATTTACTACGTTCGGCGTGGACTAAAGTCACTGGAGATGGTCTGCGAATCGCAGACGTCGGCGCCGCACGTCGAAGGCCGTACAATTGAGTTAGCCACGAAGTGGTGCCCGGAAGGTAAGGACCCAAAGCAGCATACGTTGCTCGTCATCGACGAGACTGGACTCGGCGGTGGCCCGGTTGATCACCTACTTGAAGAGGGTTGGCTCGTGGCTGGCGTGAATAATGGTTCGTCCCCGACGATGCCCGAAGAGTACCGAATCATGATCGACGAACTATGGCTGGAGGACGGCAAGGACGCCGTCCGTGACTGTGGGCTGGTTGACGACGACATATTAGTTAATCAACTACAGGGGCGTACTTATACGTTCACTGGCAAGATGAAGCAACGGCGCATCTCGACTAAGGACGAAATGAAAGCGAAAAAGCTGGATTCGCCTGACCGCGCCGATGCGTTTATTCTGGCGTTCGCAGACCCCGGGAAGCTGAGCTTGCGCTCGATTGACTTGAAGTCAAGCATATATTTCCTTTGACGAATTTCATGTTCTTTACATTAATTTGTTATGATGAGACACTTTGAGGACACTTTTCCAAGGGACCTAAATGTTCGAAAGAATCAAGAGCGCTATATTTGAATCGCCAGCATCGCGCGAGATTGAACTGTCTGACACTTCGGTACAGGTACGTGGTGGTGCGCTCGCGGGTATTGCGGCCTCACGCGATCGTTTTCTTCGTGGCTTTGACTTAACGTCGAACGGTAGTGGCGCAGTACGACTGGCGAATCCGTATCCGCAGCACGTCTCCGTGTTCCGTTGCGTGAATCTTATCGCGACGGCAGTCTCGACCATTCCATATAAGCTCCGTAACGGCGAGAAGGACGTTCTATCCGGTCCAGTGTTCAGCAAGGTAGCACAACCGAACGAACTAATGAACTGGTCCGACCTATTGCTCAGGTTCATAACTGATTTACTTGTAGACGGAAACGCGTTCCTGCTCTGGGACGGCGAAGACCTATACCCGCTACCTCCGTCACTAATGTCTCCAGTAATGGAAAAGGGTAGTTACGTTAATATACACCACTGGGAGAAGTCGAACGGCAGTGGCCAAAAGCCGGACAGTATCGATCCAGCTAGCGTTATTCATATGGGGTACGCCCCTAGTATGAATAATTACATTATGGGTATTGGTCCACTTGTTTCCGCCAAGATCGTAGTTGATGCCGACTATGCGTCTATGTGGAATAACCTTACAACACTGAATGGTGGCGGTCTGCCGGCCGGGATTCTGAAGTTCGTCGGCAAGGGGATGTTGACCGAGACGATGCGTAACGACATTCGCGAGACGTGGCGGCGTACGTTCGGTGGCCCCAATGCGGGCTCTCGACTGGCCGTTATTAATCAGGACTGGTCATGGATGCCGACGGGTGCGACGAACGCCGAGCTTGAATCAACAAAACACCGAGACTGGAATCTCTCGGACATTTGCCGAGCGTTCAACGTACCTAAGCTTTATTTATTCGAACAAGAACGCGGAGCGGTCGGTGACGCCACGATCAAGGTTCACCAGAAGATGTTCTATTACAATTGCATTATTCCGATTACGCGTAGACTTGAGGCTAAGCTGAACAAACAGCTCATGCCACTGCTTGGCGGACGCAACATCGTCGGAAGGTTCGATTTTGAGGAAGTCGAGGCGCTACGCGGCGACTTCAGTGAAAAGGTCAAGACTGCACAGATCCTCGTAAAGATGGGTTTTTCTCCCAATTCAGTGAACAAGAACCTGGGCCTTGGACAGGAAGATATGCCCTGGGGTGACGACTTTCTTGCTCCGATCAATCTCGTCCCCGCACAGGACATTGTTGACCACGAAGTTGTTCTACCTAGCGGTAGTGACGGAAAGATTGGCGGCATCGGCAGTGATCAAATAGACAATGCGAAAGACACGGCACCCCCGACGAAGGCTTCCGCGACGCACTGGGAGACCCTCTCCACGCCGGTCGAAAACCTGATTGACGAAGCAAGCGGCAGGAGTCGGCGGGCGCTCTCTAAGGACCGAACCCGTATCCTGAGTGGGGACAGTGACGGCTTTGATGGCCCGGCTCTTATTGAGAAGTTGATGCCGTATATCGTTAAGTCGTTCGTGCACGGGTATAAGACTGTCGATTTGAACCAAGACGAGGCGCTAAGGCTAGGTGCCGTATACGGTAATTCTCGATATGAAGAGATTGCCGCATTTACAATTGCCCTTTCTGGGTTGCTGAGGATTGATCTGACGGAGACCGACAAGGACCGTGTTTTGCGCAACTTGCTCAATCGGATCATTAGGAAAATTAATGACCTATGTACGGCTGAAATTTATTCTGCCTACAACCATGCGCGGTATGCCGCGATACGTGCGACGAACTATAGTGAGGCGATTTGGGTAGCTGCACCGGAAGCTCGTTGTGATGACAGCAGTAACCACGGTCACGTCAGGATTCTTGGAGAGCAATTCCCAACCGGGCACAGATACCCAGGCGATCGTAAGGCGATCGTAGCGGTTGATTGTGATTGCATTATTTGCCCGAAGCTTAGCTAACCACATACGGAGATTAATATGAAATACAATCACACTACACTAATTCCCGGCGAACAGCCCAATACTAGCGAATTCGCGTGGGTCCCTACTCTTCTCGATAATTCACTACTGGCAAGGGCTGCCATTGATACTGACGAGATTGCTCCAGTTAGGTTCGAAGATCCGAAGGTTGACCAGCGCTGGACGCAGCTTCGGCAGTTCGGACTTGATCTTCCGGGTAAGGACCTGTCGGTAGATCTTGATGCCAACAAGCGTATTCTCCTGCAGCGCGGGATGCACCTCCGTCAGGTGATTCCGGCCCCAGATATGGGCGACGGAGTTGTACAGTTTATCGCCGCGACGGAGGGCATCAAGCGTGACGGTAATATGCTGCTCAATAGTGGCTGGAAGTTCGATAATTTCGCGAAGAACCCCGTATTTCTTTTTCAGCACGACTACTCGCAGCTTCCGATCGGCAAGCACCTCGCCTGGCAGGTAGACAGCGACGGCGGCAAGCCTGTTCTGCGTATCTGGAGCCGCTTCGTTTCTGCCGACATCTACCCGTTCGCCGAGCGTGTTCGTATGATGTACGAGAAGGGCTTTCTTCGTGCCGTAAGTATCGGCTGGATTCCACTTAAGTACTCGGCTGTTAAAAACGAAGAAGATATCCAGACTGGCTGGCTGTTCGAAGAGAACGAGCTACTGGAAGTCAGCGCTGTTTCCGTCCCCGCAGATCCGGATGCCATTATCCAGGGTATTAACCAGCGCATCCTGGAGCCTAGTGATATCGAGCAGATGGCTACGTATGTAGATTCTATCCGTGCGTACCGGAACATCGTCCACGTCGTATCGAACATCGATTCGGCGATCTCGGCCCGTGCGGAGGTTGAGTCTGATCCCGAAGTCAAGTTGGAACTTGTAGCTGACGAGCCGGTGGTCGAAGTTGTTGTCGAGCCAGCAGCCGTAGATGAAGCCGCAGTTGAAACCCCAGTCGAGGCCGTGGTCGAGGCGGCGACTGAGACGGTCGGCGGCGTTGAGGAGGCTTCCAATGAGTCGAATTATCGACTCAACGCCGAAGACTCCGTAGTTCATTCCTTCCCGGAGTGGACTTCGACGCTTACCGGTATGCGCGATCTACTGACTAGTGGGAATCACGCATTCGGTGGTGAGCCGTACAGTGCGGCGCGCGAAGACAGGCACAGGGAACTTGTGGCTACGTATGAAAGTGCCGGACGGAAGGCTCCTACTTTTGATGAAGTAGAAACTGTCTATCAAGTGTCGCGACAGCTCTATAGTCGAGGTCTTGCACATCTAGATAAGTACGAAGCTGCGACTGACGCCGAGCTTATTGAAGGGCTACTCTACGTCGGAGCCTCATATCCAGATGAACTAGCGGACATTCTCGGCCAGGTCCGTGACGCCGTGGACAGGCTGCACGACACGACCCGTGACTTCTCGTTAGCGGTGGAGCGTGTTGGTTCGAAAATTTCGAAGGATACACGCAAGTCTCTAATGGAGTGCGACTACTGCCTTGAACAGGCACGTACGCATCTGAAAAAGTTAATGACAGCGGCCGACAACCTAGACGACTACGGCGAGAATGACCACGCATCGGCAATTATAGGAGTTGACGTAAGTCGCTACGGATCTGACGAGACAATTCACTACGTTCGGCGTGGACTAAAGTCACTGGATATGGTCGGCGAATCGCAGACGTCGGCGCCGCACGTCGAGGGCCGTGTCGTGGGCGACGATTTCATTTTGAATGACAGAATCAAGAAGGTAAGGCGTACATTCACCGGCGAACCTGAGCCCGTAAGTGTGGACGACGTCCTGGCGCGAGTGACTCGAATGAAAGCTTCACTAGCGGAAGAAGTCGTCGCGGACGTGTCCCGGACGAGTCGGTCTGAGTATATTCGTTCCTTGCTACAGAAAATTATCGACTCACAGTCGTAAATTTGCATCTTCTTTTTATTATACAATAGTATAAGTCCTAGACGGTAGTCGGCAACCATTTGCAACGATTACAACGTCGAAGATTAACTTAGTCGAATGTCGGCTAGGTAAGTAGGAATCTTAGTTCATAACAAAATATCTTCGGTCGCCAAGAGCGACGGCGTTGTTGAGACGCGGCAAAGGAGTTGATTACTATGTCTACCAAAGTTTTTGATATCGATCCAAAGGACAATCTGCACCCAATCATGGAGGCGCTTGAAGTTATCGAGCATGCCCAGAAGGAAAGTGCAAAGAAGCAGACCGAAGTCGCCGAGACCTCGATCCGCGAAATCGAGTCCGTCAAGGGTGCCCTGGCAGAGATGAAGCAGACGTGTGAGCGTCTGGATAAGGCTCTTCCGAAGGGTTCGAAGGTTTATCAGGCATCATCGCCTGACAAGACGCGCGGCATGTACAACCTTGGCCGTTGCATTACGGAGGCATGGCGCGTCAAGCAGTACGGCCAGACTTCACGCGATTTCGCCGAACTACAACGTGATCTAAGTTCAGGCGGTGGCCAGAAGGAAACTTCTGGTTCGGCAACCGGTGACTTGCTCGTTCCGACGATCATCTATCCGGACATTGCTCGCCTGATTGGCGAGGCTTCTATTATCCGTCGAGTGGGTACCGTCATTCCGATGAGTTCACTGACGATGAAGCTGCCAACCAAGGGCACTGGTCCTTCGGTGTCGTGGCCCAATGAAGGTATTGCTCCGAGCCAGACGTCAGTCGTCCTGCAGGACAAGACCCTTACGGCCAAGACCATGATGGCCCTGTCTGAGATCACCTCAGAGCTTACGGAAGATTCCGTGGTCGCACTGGAGCCCTTTTTCGCTCGTCTCTTCGCAGAGGCGGTTGCGCAAGAAGAGAACCAGAAGGCATTCTCTTCGACGACTATCTTTACCGGCGTTGGAACTGACGCTGCCGTTACCTTGAAGTACTTCGGTAACTCGATCAGCTCGGGCAAGCGTGACTTCTCGGACATCACTCACCAGGACCTCGTTCGGCTACAGTTCGCTGTAGATTCGAAGGTTGTTCACAAGGGTGCGTTCGTTCTTTCTAGTGCAGCATTCTCGAACATCGTCGGAATGCGCGACACCCAGGAGCGCCCTCTCTATATGACGAGTTGGAATGCCCTGCCTGGAATCGACAATGCCCCGGATCAGGTTCTTCCTACCCCAACACAGATCATGGGTCGCCCGGCGTATCTTACCGATACGATGCCGGGTACGTCCAGTAATGTCCAGCTCTTCGCACTCTACGCAGACTGGAGCAAGTTCGTGTTCGGCGACCGTGCCGAACTGCGAATCGACTGGTCAGACCAGGTGTTCTTCGAGTCTGGCAACCTTGCCCTGCGCGTTCGTGAGCGTATCGGCATGATCACGGCAATTCCCGGTGCATTCGCGAGACTTTCGACTGCCGTCTAACGCCTAGTCGGATTTAACTAAGAGTCGAATTACGACTCACCCCTAGAAATGGGTTGGCTCTGGAAACGGAGTCAGCCCATTTCTTTTACAGCCCAGGAGAAATATATGATTAAACAAGAGGCGCTCGACAAGGCCCCTGCCGCGAAGGCAAAAGAAAAGAAACTCAAGCCCAAGCTGGGTAAGGTGTACGAATACGTAAAAGGGCCGTCATTCCCGGCCCGACACGGGCGGATCAGTAACGTAGTTACTCGGTAAGAAAGAGTTTCACTTTCTGTTTGAATTGGGCTAGACTGGCGTGACGTGAAGTTACACTGGGCTTTGCCCTTTCGATTCATGGGCGGTAACGCCGCCGGTTATACCGGTAGCTCTATCAATCTGCGAAATGCGCTTACGGCCGAAGGTGTCGAGTTTACCGAAAAGGCGCGAGTCGTGTTGCATTACTGCCACCCGGCCGATTGTTTCCCGATCTCGGGGAAAACCAATTTATTATGGTCCATGTACGAAGGTGAACCCTTGCCGCCGATCTTTGCGGCGAAGTTCGCGCGAGTCCATGCCGTGATCGCGCCGTCGCAGTTCGTGTACGACCTGTTCAAGCCGCATGTCGGCAAGAAGCCGTTGGTGGTCAGTCACATTGGCTTTGACGATTCGTTGTATACATACAAGGAGCGTAGCTGGGAGCCAGGTAAGGGGCAATTCGAGTTCCTGTGGGTTGGGGCACCTAATCCGAGAAAAGGTTGGCCGGCAACTTTCTCGTCCTGGGCTCATCTCTTTCAGGATAAGGAATGGGCTCATTTGACCATGAAGACCTCGTCCGAGACTGGCAAAGGGACCTTGCGACATTTTGGTAATGCAACGTTCGATTCGCGCCTGTATACACGTGAGGAAATGCGCGACCTGTATCACCAGGCGAATGCTTTCGTCTTCCCGACGGCAGGTGAAGGATTTGGTCTTTGTGTAGGTTTTTCTACTGAAATTATCACAAGTAACGGCACTGTGGATATTTGCGATATTCGATCAGGGGATACGGTACTTAGTTCAGATGGAAAATATCATAAGGTTAATAAGACCGTATGTAAATACGGTAAAACAATTTCAATAAAAATTACAGGTCAACTACCTGTCGAGGCAACTGAATGTCATCCGTTTTATGCCGTTAAGCGGAGGGCTAAAAGGTTTAACGCTAGTGCTAACCCAAGCTCCGTAAATATTGAGTCACTTGCCGGATGGATCAAAGCAAGCGAATTGAGTAAGGGTGATTTCGTTGCATATCCTAGATATTCCATCAATGAGCCACTTATTAAATCAATTAATATTAAAGATTACCTAGATAACAATAAGCTATATAAGGAATGTGATAGTTTTATTAGGTGCAAATCGTCACCGTCATCTACCGCCTGGTTTGTTGATCAATATGATAAGATTGGTGAAAGTCGCAAAATTCGACGCCCAAAGCGCACGTTGGTTAGTAAAAACATAGAAGTTGATGATGATCTTTTATATCTTTTTGGCTGGTACATAGCGGAGGGTTCGTCTAATGGTGGTGTTGGCATAGCATATACTATGTGCGGCGATGAATTACGTGATGCAAAATATCTATGTTATTTATTGAATAAGAAATTCAATATACTTCCGGCGATCGAAACTGCTGGCGGTAATTGTATTAAGGTTAAATCATATAGTAGAATTGTATCACGTTGTTTTAGTCAATGGTTCGGTAGTGGCGCTAAGGACAAGAAGATTCCAGAATTCCTTATGAATTCTCCACGATCAATGGGTCCCCTACTAAGGGGCCTATTTTTGGGGGACGGCTGTATGACTAAGAATCAAGAATGGTCACTATCTAGTGCATCGCGAACATTAGTCTATCAAGTAAGGCTCGTTCTTTCTGCCGTTGGTATTCATTCATCTATGTCGTATAACGAACCCAGAAATAGTTCTTACTTGCGTATTTATACGTTACGCATAGCTGGTCAATTTATTGATTCCTTTTGTGTATTCACGAAACTTCAAAATCCGCGCGTTTCTAAGCGCACGCCGGCGAATACCGCTATTGTTAGTAATAAATATATCTTTACTGCAATTAGAAAAATAGACAGTAATACAAAAGAGCAGATAGTCTATGATCTTTCGGTAGAGAAGGAGCATTCGTTTGTTGGCAACGGAGTGTTATTACACAACACGGCGGCCGAGGCCCTGGCAACTGGTTGTCCGGTGGTGACTACGCGTTACGGCGGACAAATGGAATTTTTAGACAACGGCGTCGCCTGGACGATTGACTCCGTGTTCGAGAATATCCCGATGACTAACGGGATTGGCTATCTCCGGTCGGCCTGCGCGGACGTGCCGGACCTTGGTCGAAAGATGATCGAGATCATCCAGGACTACCCAAAAGCCCTGGAACGCGCCAAACGTGGCTCGGTACGGATGCACGCCAAATTCACTATGCGTGCCGCAGCGCGTCAACTCCTGAGAAATATACAGCTATTAGGATATGCGTAACCCCGCATAAAACCACACGATTCTCCTCGACCGTTCGAGGAATCCGGGTTACATTACGCAGCGAGCGCAGGCCCCGTCCTTCAGGGCGGGGTAAATGTCAACAGTTGGGACAGTTGTCTAAGTCTTTGAGAACGGCTTTTGTGGAGACGACTTGGAAACCGGAGGTGTGGGTTGAGGCGGAATGGTGACTCGCGTTGGGGGCCGTACATTAAGTCGATTAGGACGTCCGCGAAGCTTACGCAAGAGCAGCTTGCGTACAGGCTGGAGGTGACGTTCTCTTCCGTGAATCGGTGGGAGAACGGGCTCTGTACGCCGAACAGGCGCTCCCAGAAGGATATCCGCGCGCTAGGGAAGGAGTTCTCCGTCGAGGAAGCCGAACGCTGAGCCGTAACTCGACTCCTCGCTGAGTCGTAATACGTAAGTTAGTAGGCAAAGGAAAGGGTGCGGGCGGAAGCTCGCGCCCTTTCTTTTGCTTTGACTTTCCGTCAAGTACTAGTGTAATATAGCCGCTATGGCCAATAGCGACACTGTCGTACTACTCACCACCTGGAATCGCCCGGCGCTACTGGCGCAGGCGTTAAGTCACATAACGCGCGAGGCTGCGCTCGTAGGCGCGCCCGTCGTCGTCGTGGACGACAAATCCGACAACCGTCAGACGCTTGCCATTCTCAGTGAGGCTAGAGCGCGCGGGACGGACGTGGTCACACGCGAGTGGGCGCGTACGGAGTACGACAACCCCCACTACGCAACCGGATTCAACGCCGAGTATGCGTTCCGGTACGCCCTGGACAAGTACGACCCGGAGTTCGTGATCAAGGTGGACGACGACATCGTGCTCGGGGACTTCGCGTTCGCGAAGCTCCGTGATAGCTACGATGCGGCCGTCACGGAGGGCTGCCAGGTCCTGGCTTGCTCGGGCCTGCAGGGGATCTACGAATCCTCCACAATGGAACGCGAGTACTGGCGCTTCTGTCTGGTGGCGACGGCCTGCGCCGCGTGTTGCCTTTATCCGGCGTACTACATGCGGCACTTCCTGGACAATACCCCGCTAGGTGAAGTCGGAGCAAATGGCTGGGACCACGCATACTTGGACTACCGGAACAAGTGGCACCCGAACGGAGTGTTCGCCAACACGTATCCGAAGAGTATTGCTTTTCATGCAGGATTTTCAGGTGTTCACCTATCAGGCGTCGATATCAATCGCAAAAACAAGTTCGACGGCTCGATTGAGGGAGTTGTCACAAATTGAGATTATGCGAAATTGTGGAGGAATTCCACTGGGGGAAGCTTCCTTCCTCATCTAAGTATCTGCCATACTTAACGGAAGACACGAGATAGGAGATGACCAACTAGAATGGCAGACCTGGACAGTATTTACTCACCACTAAAAGCGGCGCATCACTGGGACAGAATCCAGCAGCTTCGCGAAGGTAAGCAGCCAGCCCCCGTGTTTGTGCAGATCATGATTTCAGATCTTTGCAACCACGACTGCGATTTTTGTGCGTATAGGATGTCTGGTTATACTTCGAACGAGTGGTTTAAGGTGGACGATCCAGTTACTGGACTAGTAAGCAATAATCCTAACAGGATGATTCCCTACGAGAAGGTTGTCGAGATCCTTGACGACTGTGTCGCGATGGGCGTCAAGGCATGCGAAATTACGGGTGGCGGTGAGCCGACGGTGCATCCGAAGAGCCGGGACATCTTTCGTGACGTTATTTCTCACGGCCTGGATGGTGGGCTCGTAACGAACGGTATGCTGTTCCGCGAAGGGACTCCGGAAATTCTTTCGAACTTCAAGTGGGTACGGGTTTCGGTAGATGCCGGTACTGCGGAGACTTACTCGCGGATGCGGTCTGTCCCGGACCAGTCTTACGCAAGGACTTTATCGAACATTGAGGCATTAGTTCGATGTAAGGCAAATAATCCAGACAGTGAGACAATCGTCGGAGTTGGCTATGTGGTGACAAAGGATAATTATAATGAAATCCTCATGGCGGTCGAGCGATTTGCCGGGATGGGCGTGGATAATATTAGACTATCCGCAGTGTTTACACCAGAGAACGCAAAGTATTTCGAAGGGATTTATCAGGAATGCAAGGATATTACCCTGGAGGCCGTGGCTAAGTATTCGCGCCCTGACTTTAAGGTCTTTAATCTATTCGGAGACAGGCTTGCGGACTTAGAGCAGGGTCGTCCGGATTACAAGAAGTGCCAGTTTATTAACTGGCAGACAATTATTGGTGGTGATCAGAATGTATATTTTTGCTGCAACACTGCATATAATCCACAAGGGTTCATTGGTTCGATTAAGAACCAAAGCTTTAAGGCTCTTTGGGAATCTAAAGCGAAGCGTGATCGTTTTGATGCGTTCGATGCAACTACTTGCGAGCGATGCATGTTCAACCAAAAAAACAAGACGATCGCTTATTTAGTTCAAGCGAAGCCGGACCACAGTAACTTTATTTAATGAACGTATTATTTATTCCACCCAAGGACGCCGTTTCTATAGTTCGTTCCAAAGTACGTCCGGTTAATGTCTGCCTGGATAAAGGCTGCGGGATTAACCCGCAGCCTATCTATGCCCGCCCGGCGGTGGCGCACCACCTAACCGACCCACACTTACCGTATCTGGAAGTTGCCAGGGGTGCGCGTCCGAACAATGTCGGATGGGTAGAGCAGGCGACGTGGGCCGAGACGGTCCCTTTATTCGCGCACGTGGGACTGGATACCGTATTTATCCTAGATGTGATCGAACATCTAGAAAAGGAAGAAGGCATGGCGCTGCTTGAGCCGACCGTCGCGCTTGCGACGAGCCAGGTTCTCGTCTTCACGCCATACGGATTCATGTTACAGCCGTTACTAGAGGGGCCTGATCCGTGGGGGATGACTACCGGTGGTAACGAGCTGCAAGTACACAGGAGTGGCTGGCTACCGGAGGATTTTGCTTTCCTGGAGCACGACTGGGTCGTCGTTGATGCCTATGTCGCTGAAGATTATCACACAAAGGGCCCTAGAAATAGTCCACTACCGGAAGGTCCGTACGGCGCAATGTGGATACATATACAGAAGTGACAGACCGAGAAACTTTACTTTCGACCGTAGCAAGAATGGCCGGGTATAGTTCGTACCTGGAACTCGGCCTGTACGACGGTACTAATCTATGTGGTGTCCAGACCGGCTCGGGCTGTCTTTCTCGATGTGTCGGGGTTGACATTCAACTGCGCATCCCAGAGCGTCCGGGCATTAAGCTATTCCAGATGACTACTGATGTTTTTTTCGAACAAAATACCGAACGGTTCGATATGGTATTCATAGATGCTGACCACAACTACGAAAGCACCAAGAAGGACCTGGCGAACTCACTGAAGATCCTCATTAAAGGGGGAGCTATATTCATGCACGACACGGACCCAATGAACGAAGGACTACTTGATCCTGGGGAATGCGGGGATAGCTATCGACTAATCAGGGAGCACCTAGTTAATCAGCCGCATCTGTCGCACATTACTCTTCCACTAGAAGGGGCCGGCATGACGGTAATAACGCGAACAAACGACAGAAGGGTCCTGGATTTTACCTAATGATCTCCATTATAATGGGATACAGGGACCGCGTATTTCAGTTTAAGCAGACCCTGGACAGCTATGTACACTTCTATCACGACATCATGGACGAAATACAATTAGTCGTAGTGGACGACACCTCGGCAAATAGTCAATGTCTAGACTTACTCCAACTTTATAATATTCCATTCCACTATAAGGCAATCGACCGTCGGGACAAAGAGTTCAGGAATCCGGTTACGGCATATAACCTAGCGGCGAGCATGGCTAAGTATGAATATTTAAACATCACGAACCCCGAGAATATGCACCTAAGTCCAGTCCTGCACCACGCACGCGGGTGGCTAGCTGAGAATAGGTACTTAGTTTACGGATGTAAGTACTCGATACGTGGCCGTGTTGAATTCAATGACGTGTTATTAAATAACGACCTATCTATCGGGCCTGACTCATTAGGGTGGCACCAGCATACCGAGCATAATAATAGACTTCTGCATTTTTCGACTATTATTAGTAAGTCTGACTTTTTTAGAATTGGAGGATTTGACGAGCGGTACGTGGACGGAGTTGGGTTCGATGACAATGATTTTGCGGAGTCTGTAGTCTCGTCTGGCATGGAGGTGTTGGCTTTCGACGACCCGTGCGTTCTCCACCAGGAGCACGACCGCTCTTACGTACACAATAACTATGCAGTTGGGTTCAATAGGAACGAAGACTTGTATTTTCAGAAATGGGCAAAGAAGGCACCGGTCCATAGACCTGGAGTTGGGGTTAGGTGATTTCTGTTTTAATGTCTTACTATAGACGGCCAGATCACCTTCGGAATACCCTGGAGTCATATCGGCATCACTATAGCGATATGGACATAGAGGTAGTAGTAGTAGAGGACACCCCGGACGACGGCGGGAAGGCGTGTGGCCGCGTCCTCTCGGAGGGTGGAATTCCCTATCAGCACATAACGGTAAATCGTAGTGATAAGACGTATCGCAATCCGGGAGTATTGTGCAACAAGGCCGCCGAGCTAGCGAAGTACGAGGTGCTCCACTTGACGAATCCGGAGAATATGCACATGGGGCCAATTTTGTCTCACTGCGTAGACTATATTAAGCCTGATAATTACTTAGTCTACGGGTGTCGCTCCTTGAGAACTCTACCTTCTTCATTCACATCAGCTCGTGCGTGTATTGAAGATATGACCTACTGGGAAGAGTGTGACGGGTGGTACCAGCATTCCGTTATTCACAATCGTCTTCTTCATTTCGCTACTGTGATCTCCAAGGATCTTTACTTCAGTGTGGGTGGCTTTGACCCAAGATTCGACGACGGGGTCGGCTACGAAGACAACGACTTTATTCGGCGTATTAAGAGTAGGAATATCCCTGTGCTGACATTCGACGAGCCTTACGCGGCGCACCAGGTTCACGAACGTGGACATTGGAATGGGGACGGCTCTCTGGTTAATCAAGCGGTGTACCGGGATATCTGGGGCGAGAATGCCGTAAAGCACTGGTGGGACTAATGTTCTGGTCTATTTTAATTGCGGCGCGGAGCGAATCCTGAATGGAGTGTCCTGATATTTTTATTCCGTCATGTAGGCCAAGCCTCGCGGCCGAGGCGAAGGCCCTCCTCCCGGAATATGCCCAGATATTCGACGGTACGGGCATGAAATGTTACTCCTGGATGATTAACGCATGTATTGTTCGCAGTAATACAGAAGTGGTAATTATCTGCAATGACAGAGCCAGGCCAGTGCCCGGACAACTGGAGAAGCTATGCGGACTACTCGCAAGCGGGTATGGCCTAGTTGGCTTACATAGATTTGGTTTTTATGGCTTTCATAAGGACCTGATCCGTAGGATAGGGTTCTTTGATGAGAGATTTATACTGGGGGAGTTCGAAGACTGTGATATTCTGCGCAGGATGCGCGAGGCCGAGATTGCATACTACGAATCAGAGGAGGTTTCCTATCTCTATGTCAGTTCTAATTTTACCGAATGGAATACCATGAAGGCGAAGGAGCATTTCCATAAGAAGTGGCATCATCAGGAGGGGCTATTAGCAAGGTTACTCCCGGAAGAGCAGTACGATTACGATATTGGCAAAGATACTGGTACCACCTTTCTTCCATGGAGCGCGAGTGAATTTCTCGACCAATCGTCCTCTTTCTTGACGGTATCTTACGAGAATAGAGTTCCGTGATAGCCTGGCAACTGGGAAGTCTGGCGGCATAGTGGTCAGCAGAACCTTATATGAAAAAATATGGAATAAATCAACCATAAAGAATTGGCCGAGATAGTGCTTTGGTCAATTCTCATTGCGGCCGTCCCTTCTCGCGTGGCTAGTTGCCTGGCTGGACTTATTACCGACCTACACGAGCAGACTCAATTCCTTGACAATGTGGAGATATTGACATTACTCGACAACAAGCAACGTAGTGTCGGCGCGAAGCGTAATGCGTTACTACAACTAGCGCAGGGTGATTATGTGTCATTCATTGACGACGACGACCAAATCGCGGACGACTATGTATTGAGCATAGTTGATAAGTTAAAGTTAGGTCCGGACGTTGTATGTTTCGACGTGCTCTGTACGGTGGGGAAGCAAAAGAAGTACTGTCACTACGGAATTGAGTACAATGGATATAGGTGTAGGAATCTTCCGAACGGCGACGAGGAGTGGTGGACTCGTCCGTACCATCTCCACCCATGGAGGAAGAGCGTAGTCGGCTGGTTCCCTAATATATCACTCGGAGAGGACACGCAGTGGGGTTCGAATATTGACATTAGCCAGGTGCGTCAAGAGAAGATAGACAAGACATTGTATTACTATAGGTATAACCCGAAAGCAACGGAGATTGAAAGAAAGTGAAACTCAGCATTCTAGTTCCGACAGTTCCTTCCAGGATAGAAACATTCTATCCTAAGATCATGAATGAACTAAATCGACAGGTGGGCGAGAATCCGGAGATCGAGATCCTTGCATTCTATGACAACAAGCGTCGAAGTGTTGGTTCGAAAAGAAATGCATTGATAGAATTGTCACGCGGAGAGTTTATTTGTTTCGTGGACGACGACGACGAGGTCGCCGAAGACTATATCGAGAAGATTGTTCAAATGATAGACCGACATCCGGACTCCGACGTTGTCGTATTTGATGTCCTGTGTACGATTGATGGTGCACAAAAGCAGTACTGTCGGTACGGAATAGAGTTAGAATATACCACTGACCATAATAACTGGTATGGCAAGCCCGCACACACGCACGTCTGGAGAAGGGAGATTGCGAGAATGGCGCACTTTTCCGAACGACCGTGCGGTGAGGACATAGACTGGGTGTCCGAGGCTTGGCCGCGAGTCAAGATTCAGCATAAAATTGAGAAGGTCCTGTATTACTATAACTTCAACGAAAAAACTACAGAAACTCGACCAAAGAAGCTGAATACTTAATATGCACAAAAAAGATAACGTAGATGTTACCGTTATTGGGCTTATTTATAGAAGTAAGAAGTGGCTAGATTTCTTGCTGGATCAACTGAGTATTGCGAAGAACAACTGTTCGTATAAGACATTGATTGTCGCTAACGATCCTTATCTAGAAATCCGGACGGACCACAGGGTTGGGTATGTCCACGACAACCCGGACACGTCAGTGCATTACATAAAGAGAGTTTATTCCGCATGGAATAGATCAGTTGAGGTGGCCGACACGAGGTACGTAGTTCTCGTAAATTCCGATATGGCATTCGCTGACGGCTGGCTGGATGCGCTCGTGCGGTACGGGGGGACTAACATTCTCCCGACTTCACTCTTGGTTGAGTCGGGACGCATCCCCTCAGCGATGCCGGAGTACGTCAAGGACTGCGGGGTGACGCCGGACACATTCGACCGTCGAAAATTCGTGGACTTCGCGTCCGAGATCCGCTGTCGGGCGATCGAACGCGGAAGGCTCTTTATGCCCGTCCTGTTCGAGCGAGAGAGATTCCTGGCAATGGGCGGGTACCCGGACGGAAACATCTATCACCCGGACGGAAGGGTCGAAAGTGGTGATGCATTTTTCTTTGACCGACTGGTTGCGTCCGGAATGGAGTGGGTGACTGTCATGGACAGTGTCTGTTATCACGTACAACAAGGGGAACAGGACTTATCTTGAGAGGGTGGCTTGTCAATGATTACCTAACGTGTATTCCTGGTACGTCTACTTTTTGGCACAACCTGTTGGAGTGGTTCCCGGAGTTAGTAGACAAGACCGGCGTAGACTTCCCTTTCCTTGCTGATTCAGTGGAGCGGGATGCCGAGGTCGAAGGCTGTCCAGATCTCGTAATACGGAACGCCAGCTACTTCCGCCCACTCAATCTCACCACCCGGACCGTGTCCCTCCTACAGGACATCGGCAGTTCGGACGAACAGCGCGCCGTCTGTCTTGGCTCGGACGTTGTCGTTGCTAATTCCCGCTATACCCTCTCGCATTATCCTTACCTTACGAACCACCGTGTCATTCCGTTAGGCGTAGATTTCGGGCTTTTTCGGCCGCTGTCGGATACCTCTTCGCTCCGTGAGAAGTGGGGCATACACGGGGACACCGTCCTGTTTATTGGTTCGACAAATGAAATCAAGGGCTGGGCGGAAGTCGTCGAGTTGGTGACTCATTCGGACTATAATTTCGTGCTCGTACTGAAGGACACGGACACCGTCCAGATTCAATCGAACAACTACCGGGTGGTTTCGCGGGTTGGTCACGAAGATCTTGTAGAGATTATCAACTGCTGTGACGTCGGTGTATGTACTTCCGTAACCGAAACGCAACACCTTGCAGGGATCGAGATGGGGGCGTGCGGGCTTCCGATGGTAACAACGAACGTCGGTGCTTACTACAACCTTGAGTCAGGTGACTGGGGGTGTCGCTATGGGGACATTGGGTCAGCGATTGACTGGGCAATGACCGCCGACCTGAATCCGCGCGCTTACTGGCAGAATGCTGGCATGTCACTTGAGTCGTGCCGAAAGGAATGGAGCGAGATTGTTTATGGTTAAGTGGAACTTAGAACAAATACCAAAGATTGTTCACTTTTACTGGGGCAGGACGCCGCTTAATTTCATGCGTTATCTTTCGGTGAAGTCGTTTGCCGCGCATAATCCGGACTGGCAAATTCTCGTGCATGTACCGGTGGAGTCCCAGATCATTAATATCTGGCCATGGGCGAGCCTGGAGCATACGACTCGTGCGGTACCAGATATTGACTATTTCGAACAACTCTGGAGTATTCCGGGGGTTCAAAAAATAGAGCACGAGTTGTCACGTGAAATTTCTAGATGGTCCGACGTGCACAGGTCTGACTACTTAAGGCTCACCGTGGTCCTTGAACACGGAGGGTTCTGGTCTGATTTTGATGTTCTTTACGCCAAGCCAATGACTAACCTACTCGTGAACCACACCCCGTCCATGGAGGCTATTTTCTGCCCGTGCCACAGCCATGCGGCTGGGTTTAGCGGTTACGTGATTGGACTATGGGGCGCGGCTGAGCAGTGCGGTTTTGTTACGCAAATACTGAATGAAGTTAGTCGGGCCGAAAAGCGAGATGAATACCAGTCTATTGGAAGCGACCTTTGGAACAAGTGCCTGCCATGGTCACAGCTTCTGGGCCGTGGCGCGAGTGTAGCGAATCTCGGTACGGCAAGTGTTTATCACTTCAATTATTTAGATATCCATGACTCTCTTAGGGCTCGATCAGGGGTACCCTACGGGGCGGATGTTCTAGATTTTCATGAGATTGGAATTCACTGGTATGGTGGCGATCCAGTGATGTGCAGACTGGCGTCAGTAATTGACGAACACAACTATGCCGAGATGGGGCAACTTTACTCGTCCATTATCGAACCGATCCTTTAGCGATGAAAACTTGCTTGATATATCCGTCATTTAATCGAGCCGACCTATTGAAGATTACATTAAGGCGGCTAGCCAGTATCCGTCGCTCTGAAGAAATTGAGATTATTGTCGTCAACGACGGACTTGATGACGGGACGGAGCAGGTTGTTGCGGAAAGTAACTTGCCATATAAATACTTCTTCACTGGCCAGCGCCACGAGAATGGGGTTGTCCGAAGAAATCCTGGGGTAGTTCACAACATAGGCGTAAGGAATAGTGATTCGGACTTTATTATCATTACTAGCCCCGAGATATACCTATGGGATGACTGTTCGCTATCTAAAACAATTGAGGCGACTAGCGGAAATAGAAAAGCACTGGTCACGCCAAGTGATGTAGTGGACGATCAAGACGGGTACGGTCTTTTCAGGCTACGTAATGGCCATGAAGTTGACACTCTGGAGTGTCTCATGTCGCACCGGGCGACTGGTCCATTTGTTTCGAACCGCTACATGCCTTACTGGATGGGTATGTGGAGGTCTGAATTCGAATTGATTGGCGGCTACGACGAAGATCTAACTGGCACGTGCTCCGACGACAACGACCTGGTGGACAGACTTCTGTGGAATGGATGTAGCTACTTGCACGAGAATTTTTACGCTGTTCACCTATATCACCCAAAGCCAGACCCGGACAGCGTGCTAAATGATCCGTTGTATAAATTCAACCTCGACGTAAGGGCAAGTAAGGGACGGTCAATTGTCCGTAACGCGGGGCGCGTCTGGGGTAAGCTGTGATAGCCGATTGCTTCTGTTTCTTTAACGAGCTAGAGCTTCTTAAAGCTCGTTGTGAAATCCTAAAGGACGTAGTTGATGTTTTCGTCTTAGTTGAGTCTAGATTTACTTTTACTGGGGAAAGGAAGATTCTTTTTTTCGAAGAAAATAAACATCTATTCGATCAGTACAATATTCATCACGTGATTTGTGATGATATGCCCAATAATGGAAATGCTTGGGACAATGAGTATCATCAGCGAAGTAAGATCTGCCCGGTCGAAATTGCGAATGACTGGCTTATCATTGGCGATCTTGATGAAATTCCAGATCCGGGTGCGACCATAAATGCGCACAGGAACGGGGAGCGTGATAAGTTTTACGTATTTCGAGGCCCAACATGTTATTATAAAATGACCTGGATGTCTGTCATTTGGGATGGATCTAAGATTGTGCACCGAAGCTATATGAATAAGGTGTCAGGGGACCCCGCTCAGTTCAGGAACATATGGCAGGGCGAGGACCGTATTACGATTGATGGCGGTTGGCACTTTAGTTATCTACTAACTGGTGAAATTGACGAATCGATTCGATATAAAATGAACAGCTTCTCTCATACTGAATTCAGAAATGAAATAGACAGAACGATTAGTGATGCAAAAAAAATGATTGACCCAAGGCGGCGGGGGTTGTCTCGTATGTCGATCTCGGAATTGCCTGAGTATATTCAGAAAAACCAGGACCATTACAGACAAATTGGCTGGATTGATTGATATCGTACTGATAACAACTAATTGGTCCCGTGAACGACTTGATATTCTAAGTCGAACCGAGTCGTACTTGGTTGGCAGTTTCGCCAAGAAAATCATGTCGGTAGATATGTTACCCAATGGAGCATTGGGGCGCGAGGATTTTTCTATATTCGCAAAAAATGGATGGGAGGTATATTTCGGTGAGGGCGGTGGTCGCAGTGGAATGGTGAATAATCAATTGCGAGGCATTAAGCATGCTACGGCTGAGTGGCTATTGTTATGCGAGGACGATGCGCCGCTTTTATTGTTTCCGGATATCTCAACACTAGAAGAAGGTGAGATAAACTGGTTGTGTTATAATTGCCACTTGAATGACGAGGACTTGCTCAATGATTACGTTCAGGATCGTGGTTCGTATCTTGTGTCGAACGGTGGCGTCTTTATGATAAAACCCGTTAACTTGTGCGATAAGTGGCTCCTTACGTTTCCGGCATCTATTACGAAGAAAAGCGTTATTCTTGCCCTGCACGAAGTGGCGGCTCGGATTGCGATCGGAACTTCAATTGAGGAAGGACTGAGCGTGGCATGGCGGGCGGGGAGCTTTGGTAACGTAGCCATATACCTGAATAGGGAAGTCCTTGATAACTTACATCGTATCACGACCAGTGACCTACATAAATTCGCGAACATGCGCTATTGGAACAATGATGAGTCCACGAGACATGGTTCTGTCGATAAGTCGTGCATGTGGTATTAGCCAAATCGAACCGCGTCTATTGAGTCGTACTTCGACTCAACCCTTGTGACTTCTCCTAGTTTAAAGGCAGACTTAACGCAAGAAAAATGGAATAGAATGAAGGATGATATAGAGTACTACCTATGAACATCTTAACATTAAAGGAACAGGAATCCGTAGGGAGGATTGAACCAAATAGCTTGATTAAAGCAGACTGCTTACATGCTATGAAGTTTATCGCAGACAAAAGCATCGATATGGTGCTCTGCGATCCTCCCTACGGATAGTGGCACCACGGCTTGCAAATGGGATACAGTCATCCCATTTGAACCTATGTGGGCGCAGCTCAAGCGCATTGTGAAGCCGAACGGGGCGATTGTGCTGACGGCATCGCAGCCGTTCACGTCGGCGCTTGGGGCTTCAAATCTCACCATGCTTAGGTACTCTTGGATATGGAAAAAAACAGCGGCGACAGGGCATCTGAATGCGAGACGTATGCCTATGTCAGACAGTGAAGACATTCTTGTTTTTTACCGTCACCAACCTGTTTACAACCCCCAAGGTTTGACACCCCACGGAAAAACTACTCGGCGTGGTGGGAATGGTGGATGCTATGGTGAAAGCGGAAAAGAAAACTTCCAAGAGTTTACAAATTATCCTCGACGTACTTTAGAAATTGCGTCTCAAGGTGGTACAGTCCACCCCACCCAGAAGCCTGTCGCCCTGATGGAATACCTGATCCGCACCTACACCAACGAGGGCGAAACCGTTCTGGACTTCACGATGGGCAGCGGGACAACCGGAGTCGCCTGCATCCGCGCAGGCCGCAAATTCATCGGCATAGAGAAAGACCCGACGCACTACGCCACGGCACTGAAACGAATCACCGACGAATCACCGACGGACTCGCCTGCAGCTCGCTGAGGTTGGCGTGTCCGGGGCAAGCTGGATTAGCCAAATCGAACCGTACCTATTGAGTCATACTTCGACTCGCCCCCTTGTGACTTCTCCTAGTTTAGTGGCAAACTCTAGAGTAAGGCTTATAATAAATAAAGGAAAATATGCCGTCATCTACTGGAGGGCTTACTGGCCGTAAAAATGTAACTGGAAGAATAACTGGAGCAACTTCTGCTGGAGGGCTCACTGGCCGTAAAAACGGAACTGGAAGAATAACTGGAGCAACTTCCTCAGCGTCGACGATCACCCCTGCGGAGGTCTTCTGGTACCGGAAGGGGAAGGGGTACTTCAGTAGACTTGATTTTGACAGTGTAGTTGACAATGCTGTCGTAAGCGACGGATAACTAGATATGATATTCGGCGGAACTGGAATCGAGATAGACGCCGGCAGCGACCTCTATATGGGGGCGATTGTCGACCCCTCGCGCGAGGCGGTATGGATTCCCCTGCCCAGTGTCTCGATGACTCATCTCTATGTCGCGTCGAGCCTGGCGCCGGGGGCGGGCGAAACATACGTCTTTACGGTCTACAAGAACACGGTCGCAACGTTGATGGTGGCAACCATCTCTAATTCGGAGACCTCGTCAAGCTATGTTGGAGCAATCGCCTTTGCCGCAGGTGACAAGTTCTCTGTTAGAATCGTTTCGTCGGCAAGTGCGAGCACCGGTTTCGTGACATACTCGGCAAGAATAGAGTAGAGGTATTCTTATGAAGAAAATTCTAGTTATTTGTCTGTTGCTCATTCTGCCGTCGCGTGCGTACGCCCTTCGGGCAACCGCGCCGCTGGCGTTCGACAACGGCGGAATCACCTGTACGAATTGTTCGACCGCAGCGGGGAACCTTACTGCTAATGCCGTTATAATCGGCGGTGGCACTAAGGCCGTTAGTGCTGTTATTGTAAACAACACGGCGACCGCTATGTACCTGAAGCAGGCGACTAGCGGGGTACCCGCCTTTACTGAAATTGTCATTGGGGACCTGGCCGCGATAACGTCTGCCGCACTGCTTGCTAAAGTATCGGACGAAACTGGTTCGGGTAGCGGTTCGCCACTGGCGGTATTTAGTATCAACCCGGCATTGACTGGCGTTACGGTGACGGGCACGGCAGCCCTTGCTGGCGCGACGGTCAATTTGCCTAGCGGCGCGGTCGATGCGATTGGTGAAATTGCCACCGGTATTAAATCTGGCGGCGCAGCGGGCGTGCTGTTGGCCACTACTGCGGCGTCGTTAGTCAGTGGCCAGTGCGTACAGTCTAATGTGGACGGGAACCTCGTTTCGAGCGGTGCTGGGTGCGGCGGCGGTTCATCCAACAGCTTCGCCACGATGGATGCGCCGGCCGGCACGGACCCGGTTGCGGATAGCGTCACCGACACGCTCAACTGGACCGCGAGCGGCATCGTTAGCATCACCGGTGATTCGGCTACCGATACCATCACGGTCGGGGCGACCGAGGTTGGCGATATTTCGCAGACCTGGACCTGCACGGGTGGCGACTGCTCGGCGCTGACCGCAGCGGCTGGTGACACGTTCGACGCCTCGCTCGCGGACAGCAGCATCCCGGTGACGAAGACCGCGACGCTACCGGGCACCTGCACCGAGGGCCAGCACCACCAGGACACCGACTCGGGCGGTACGGAGACTTACGTCTGCACGGCGACAAATACGTGGACGAAGTTCGGGGACGGAACGGGCGGCACGGGCGACATCACCGACGTGGGCGACTGCACTGGCCCGGCGTGCTTCAACGGCACGACCGGCAACTCACTCCAGTTCGAGGGCACGACGGCCGACACCACCGAGACGATCCTGACGGCGGTAGACCCGACGGCCAGCGACAAGACGATCTCGTTGCCCAACGCTACCGGCACGGTTGCGGTCAGTGCGACGGCACCAGTAACCCTCTCGGCTCTCGGGGCGATTGGTATCACGCAGAGTGGTGGTACGGACGTCACCGCGGATCTAGAAGAAGAGACGCACGCTCCCGAGCACAGCCTCGGCGGTACTGATCCGATTACCGCGACCAACCTCGCCTCGGCATGTACCGATTTCCAGGTTCTCGGTGGCACACCTGCTGTTACGGGCGTTGAGTGTCAGACGGACGATGACGTACCCGAGGCAGCCGACTACTCGGACCTGACCGGAGGTACGGGCATCACCAACAGCCCCATTGGCACGATCAACGCGTCACTCGGTACTGCGATCGACACGGCTGAGATTACCGATGCCACCGTTGCACAGCTAGACGTCAACGACACAGCGACGCTCGGGAGTAATCCACAGTTCGGTGATTCCTCCGTGTGGTTCGCGACCACTGGCTTGCTCTTCGAGGGTGCGACTAGCGACATCTTCGAAGGACTACTGACCTCGGCCGACGTCACCACACCAGACAAGACTTGGACGCTACCCAACGAGACGGGCATCATCTGCACGACGGGTAGCGTGTGCTCGGGCTATCAGGCGTCTGGCACCTACGCGACGCTGTCGTTCACCACGATGGACGCAAGCTCGGGTACGGACCCGGTTGCCGATACCGCCACCGACACGCTCGTCGTCGTAGGGACATCGCCAGTCGTCGTCACGGGCGACTCGGCGGCGGACTCACTAACGCTATCCATTTCCGCGAATGGCATCAGCAGTACGGAGATCGCCGATACCTTCACCGCGACCACGATCACGTCGGCGCTCACGGGTAACGCATCGACCGCGACCGCACTGTTTGCGAACCCCAGCGATTGCAGCGCCAACCAGTTCGCCACCACGATCGCGGCGAGTGGCAACCTGACGTGCGCGCAACCGGCGCTCGGAACCGACACCACGGGCAACTACGCAGCCGGTGATGCAGAGGCGGGCAAGGCGACGTCCATCAACGCCACCTCGTGCAGCTACGTCTCGACCGA